GAGGAATTCTTCCACAGATGGATTCAAATGGACGCTGACATGACGCTGACCTGCGTGTTTGCGGGGTAGGGCGTTAAATTTATAGACTGGACGAATGGAAACAACCTGCACCCGCGAAATCTGCATGAATCTCTTGCGGGTCAATCGAGGTCGTGGTCGAAAGCCGAAGTACTGCTCACGTTTTTGTAGCAATAAAGACCGAGACGTCAGCGAAAACGACAATCCTCATCGCTGCTCAGTGAAGGACTGCCCGCGCCCGCATCGGGCTCACGGTTTCTGCAATGCGCATCTGAAAACCGAACACCCGTCATATATCCGCACCGCTGATGAGCGCCGCGCTGAGTACGAATGGACCGATGCGCGACGGAACGCCTACCACCGAAGGCGCGCGCTAATGGCGGAATCGGATGAGCGAGTAAGTTTCGCGGCTGTCTGCGCCCGGGACGAATGGACCTGTCAGATTTGTCGTGAGCCGGTCGATCCAGACTTGGTCTACCCGCATCCAAATAGCAGGAGCCAGGATCACCGCTGGCCGATTTCGCGGGGCGGCCGGCACGTCTTCGAGAACGTGCAACTCGCCCACCTGCATTGCAACCTGGACAAGCGGGCGAAAGTGGACTCGGCGCTACCATCAGCCTCATGATCGCTTTCACATGGACGCAGGTCGACGACACTCACTGGTCGCTGACCGGAACCAACACCTTTTCGTTTCCCGTGCACAACACGTCGATCGCTGACGTCACGGCCGGCCGTGCGTTCTCTTTCCCGACCGAGATGGCCGAAGGCGATTCGCATCCGTTCTGGACGCGGGTGACCGCGACGGACCCGACGTCGGACCTCCTGCTGGCCTACACCTGGAATCCGGACGAGCGGCAGATTTTTCAGGACACCGATGGCAGTCTGATGTTCACCACGGACGTGGCCGAACCCGCTGGGACCGTGGTGGATCCCGAACCGGAGTCTCAGTCAGCCTCTTGACAGACGATTGACCAGATGCCATGGTTGACCCAGACGCCAACGACGACGAACTGGGGAGAAGCAATGGTTTTCGGAAGCAAGAGCGGTCAAGCAGTGGCCGCTGCCACCACGGCGAAGGCGACGAAGGCCGCCGCCCGCGCCACAGAGAATGCGGCGAACAACCGGGCCGCGGACTACGCGAATCGGACCGGCAACTCGGGCCGCCCGGGTGACCCGCGCCGGCAGAGCCGGTAACATCGCTCGACGGCGGCCCGGATCCTCGGACCGTTCGATGGGGAAGTCTGAAGGCAGCGACCCGGCGGCGCTTCGCGCGTGCCGACCGGGCGAGCGGGTTCGATCCCTGCTTCCCCAGCAACTGCTCGGCCGGCCTGGAAACCGGCGGTTCAGCCAGCGCCCGCTGTGTGACGGAGACGTTACGTGACGGTTCCAGCCCGGCCCGACGGGTGTGCGAAAATCGGGCGTAGCGGGATGGTGCAGGTTGGTAGCACACTGGGTCCATAGCCCAGAGGCCGCCGGTTCAAATCCGGCTCCCGCCACCAGGCACGATATTGTCGGCCACACCCTGCAAGGGGCTGAGCGGACCTCTGCACGTCCTGTTGGAACCGAGCGCCTTCAATAGACTCGGATGCGAAGGCCCGGCGACTCGACCCGCTGGGCCTTCGTCATGTCTGCGCGGTACAGTGCGGGAGGCATACGGAGGTGCATCATCGAACTGCCCATCGTGGATCTGTCGCGACGTTTTCCTCACGGCTGGAGGATCTTTACCGAGATCGTTCCGCTGGAGCGCCCGCGCCGCCGTGGAGTGCACTGGACCATCGGCCCGGTCACGAAACGCACGGTCGGCGGGCCCGAAACGCACCGCCAGTACCGCAAGCATCACCACCACCCACATCATCAGGGAGACACCACCATGCAGTTGCAGGACGACCAGCAGGTCACCCTTTCCGTGTCCGCCACCGACGCCGCCGGTAACCCGGTCGTCGACGCCGGCACCCTGTCGTTCTCCGTGGACGACGACAGCATCCTCACCCTGACCGACAACGGCGACGGCACCGCGCTCGTCGTGACCACCGGCACGCTGGGCACCGCGACCGTGACGGTCTCGGACGACGAGGACGCCGACGGCAACGCCGACTTCCAGGGCAGCCTGGCGATCGACGTCGTGACCGGCACGGTCACCGAGATCACCATCACCCCGGGCGAGCCGTCCAGTCGCCTCTGATCAGCCGCGTTGACAACGCGCTGACAATGGGTCATGCTTGACCCAAGCGGTGCAGCGAATCCGGGTCGTCGTCGTCAGCGGTCTCCCCGGGCCAGCCGCCGTCGTGAGAAGGGATCGGCCACGTAGCCCTCCGGGGCAGCATGAGCCGGTCCCTTCTCTACGTCTGTATCCTGACCACATGGGTGGAACAGGATCAGGCGGGGCGCGTCGCCACAGCGGGCCGCCCCTCGACTTTCAGGCGCTGCGGCGCAACAAGGACTACAACACCTTCACGAAACTTCCCGCGGCGGGACGCCTTGCTCCCGCACCGGAGTGGCCGATCGCGGTCCAGGAGCCGTCGAACGACGAACTGCTGAAGTGGCGCGAACTCTGGACGATCCCGCAGGCGCTGATCTGGGAGCAGGATCGCGCCTACGACCTCGTCGCGTTCTACGTGCGCACCTACCTGGAGGCGATGAAACCGAAGGCCGGGGCCCAGGCCCGGATGTTCGTGCGCCAGTTGTCGAACGACCTGTATCTCGCGCCGGCCGCGTTGGCCAGCGGGAAGTACGTGATCGAGAACAGCCCGGAGGCTGACGCGCTGGACGCCGCCGAGCGCAGCGCGAAGGAATACGCGGACCGGCCGAAGGGCCGCGCCGGCCGCCCGCCGGGCTCACGGAACAAGTTCAAGATCGTGAAGCCCGACATCACGGAGTCCTCGGCCGAGGACGACGAAGAGGACGGCGACAAGCCGGACGACCTGGAGATCCCCTTCTGATGCGCATGTTTCATCTCGTTCGCGGAACGGACATCTCCGGCGTCTCCGGCGTGGGCCTCGTCGCGGAAGGCGTCGAGTTCACGGACGGGCGCGTCGCGCTGCGCTGGTGCGCACCGAACGGCAAGCCGTCCACCGTCGTCTGGGACTCCATCGCCGACGCGATGTCCGTCCACGGCCACGACGGGGCGACCGTCGTGGTGTGGCTCGCCGACGAGGTGACCGAGGGCCATCTCGATCGCCGCCTCGGTCGCCGCCAGACGCCGCCGCCGGCCAACCAGTTCGAGCAGACCGTGGCGAAGGCGTTCGCCGCTGCGGAGGCCGCGGCGGAGGCTGCCCGTGTCGGGAAGCCCGACGCCGCAGCGGCTGCCTTCGCCCGCGAGTACCGCACGCAGGTGCTGGAGAACAGCAAGAACCTGCGCAACGGCGACCGGATGAACTTCGAGACCGGCGAGAACCTGTGAAGCCGGGCTGGATCGACGTGCTGCTGGAGGTCAACTCCGAGGACGTCGTGACCCGGTACGAGAACATGACGACAACCGAGGCCAAGGAAGCGATGGCCCAGGAACTCGTCGAGGCGTCCCGGGTCGGCGCGGAAGAACGCTGCCGCGAGGTCGGCGGCCGGTTGCGCACCGACAGCAAGCCGGAGTGGCACATCCGGCGCGGGTCGCACATCCTCGTCGGCGGCGACTACCTGCTCGTCGCGTCCCGCTGGCAGGCCGACGTCCCGAACGCCTTCGACATCAATCGCGTTCAGTACCGGGGATAACGTGCCGCAGAACGTCGTCGACCCGGAAGAATTCGTCGTCGACTTCCCGACGATGTTCATCGCCGTCGACTGGGTCCATCAGCACTGCGTGATCCCCGACGGTTTCAGCATGGGCAGTCCCTACATGCTGGCCGATTGGCAGGAGTGGTTCTTCCTCAACCACTACCGGATCAAGTCGAGCGCGAAACTCGGCCGCGATCCGGCCGTTGGCGCGCCCGCGTTCTTCTACCGGCGCTCGCAGGTCGTGATGCCCCAGAAGGCGGGTAAAGGTCCGATGACCGCGGCTCAGTGCTGCCTCGAAGCGGTCGGGCCGAGCATGTTCGGCGGCTGGGCCGAGGGCTGGGAAGTCTATCGCTGCGAGGACAACGGCTGCGGCTGCGGCTGGATCTACGAGTACGAAGAGGGCGAGCCGATGGGCGTCGTGCGCCCGACGCCGCTCATCCAGATCACCGCGTTCTCGGAGGAGCAGGCCGGAAACGTCTGGGACGCACTGCGTCCGATGATCGAGAAGGGCCCGCTGGTCGACGTCATCCCCCGCACCGGGGAGGAATTCATCCGGTTACCGAACGACGGCCGGATCGACCGCGTTACGAGCAACAACCAGTCCCGTCTCGGTCAGCGCGTCACGTTCGTGCCACAGGACGAGGTCGGGCTCTGGCTGCCGATGAGCAAGGACGGCAAGGGCGGCAACATGGTGAAGGTCGCCCAGACGCAGCGCCGGGGCGTCTCCGGTATGTCCGGCCGGGTCGTGGAGACGACGAACGGCTGGGACCCGTCCGAGAACAGCGTCGCCCAGCAGACCGAACTGTCGAGCCGGACCAAGAAGGACATTTTCCGGCTGCACCGGCTCGCGCCGAGCCACCTCTCGTTCACGGACAAGCGCGAGCGGATGCGGATCCTGCGCTACGTCTACAAGGGATCGTGGTGGGTCGACCTCTCGTCGGTCAACGCGGAGGCCGAAGAGATCATCCTGACTGACCCGGGCATGGCCGAGCGGTTCTACGGCAACCGGATCGTGGCCGGCCTGGGCCAATGGATCGAGGACGCGCTGTGGGAGGCGCACGAGCAGACGCGGATCGTCGCGCCCGGGACGGCCGTGGCCGGCGGATTCGACGGGTCCGAGAACGACGACTGGACGGCCATCCGGCTGGAGACGCAGGACGGCTACCGCTTCACCCCGCTGTACGGGCCCGACCGTCGGCCGGCGTACTGGAACCCGGCGGAGTGGGGCGGCTCGATCCCCCGCGGTGAGGTGAACGCGGCCGTCGACGAGATCGCCCGCGTCTACCGCCTTCGCCGGTTCTACTGCGACCCGCGCGACTGGCGCAGCGAGATCGCGGACTGGGCCCTGAAGATCGGCGAGGAAGAGGTGTTCGAGTGGAACACCTGGCGCATCGACGCGATGTTCCTCGCGCTGAAGCGGGCCTACAACGATCTGAAGTCGGGACGTAGCAAGCACGACGGCGACCAGGTGGCCGCGCTGCACATCTCCTCGGCGAGGAAGGTCGCCAAGCCGGGCGATAAGTACATCCTCGGGAAACCTTCCGCGCATCAGAAGATCGACATCGCGATGGCGGATACGCTGGCCCACGAGGCGGCAGCCGATCTTCACGCCATCGGGCCGGAGGCGTGGAAGCCGAAGAGCCGCTTCACACGAGCCAAGGGCACATCGCGTGCCTACTGAACGGAAGGACGGCCGCCGTGACTGCCACCACCCTGGATCTCGGGGCCTACACGATCGGGCAGCCGCTGTGGTGGGTTAATCGGCTGTACCAGGAACTGATCGCACGCCGGCCGTACATCAACAAGTACGACGACTATTACCGTGGCGACTTCCCGCTGCCCTGGCTGGCCCCGCAGGCCGCCGAGGAGTTCCGCCGGATCCTGAAGATGGCTCGCGCCAACTACATGGGCCTCGTCGTGGACGCGCAGTGCGAGCGGATGGCGATCGAGGGTTTCCGGCTCAGCACGAAACCGAGCAGCAGCACGAACTCGAACGGCAGCATCTCGCCGACGGCGGCCAGCCAGGACGCCGACATGCCGATCATCGACGACGAACTGATGCGCATCTGGGAAGCCAACAACATGGATTCGCAGATGGATATGGCGATCCTGGAGGCGACCATCACCGGCGTCTCCTACGTCTCCGTCGCACCGAACCCGAAGGACCCGAAGACTCCGCTGTGGTGCGTCGAGCACTCCAGCCAGACCGTGCTCGCCTTCGCGCCGGGGACGAACCGGCAGGAGGTCGTCGCCGCCCTGAAGGTCTACATCGACGAGTGGACCGGCGCGACGTACGCGACGCTCTACCTCCCGGACGCGATCTGGAAGTTCGAGACGAGCGGCAATCTGATGCAGGCCCCGTTCCCCACGCTGAACCGGACGTTCGGCCAGCAGGCCGCCGCCGCGCAGATCCCGATCTGGACGTTCCGCGGTGACGACGCGGACGACTCGGTCAGCGACAACCCGCTCGGCCTGGTCCCGATCTGGGAACTGCCGAACAACCCGCGCCTGCTCACCGGCGGCCAGTCCGAGATCTACGACCTCTGCGACTCGCAGGACCGGATCGTGAAGACGATCGCGGACCGGCTGATGACGCAGGACTACGGCGCGTTCCCGCAGAAGTGGGCGTCGGGCTGGCCGGAGGAGGACGCGAGCGGGAACCCGACGCCGCCGATCGAGGTCGGCCGGGACCGCATGATCACCACCGAGGTGGTCGAAACGAAGTTCGGCCAGTTCTCGGCGGCCGACCTCCAGGGCTACATCAACGCGAAGCCCGAGGACGTCAAGGACATCGCCAGCCGCAGCCGGACGCCCGCGCAGTACCTCCTCGGCGAGATGAACAACGTGAACGGCGACACCCTGAAGGCGTCCGAGTCGGGCCTCGTCGCGAAGGTCAAGCAGCGGATGCGCGGGCACCAGTACGGGCTCGTCCAGTCCGCGGGCCTGGTCCGGAAGTTGTCCGGCGGTAGCGACCTGACGGGCTCCGGCCAGTACTACGAGCCGCGCTGGCGTAACCCGGAGTTCCGCACCGAGGGCGAACTGGTCGACGCGCTACTGAAGATGTCCGACCTGGGCGTGCCGGAGGAAGCGCTGTGGGAGCGATGGGGCGCGACGCCCGTCGAGATCGAGCGCTGGAAGGACATGCTGGAGGACAAGATCGCCCGCGCGGCGGCCGGGGACGCGACCGTCATCCTCGCGGACCGCTTCCGGCAGGCGGCCGTCGCGGTCCCGGGCGCTCCCGGGCAGCCTCCGGCCGGCGGTGGGCCGGCCCCGGCCACGAACGCGACGGGCGGCCCGAGCCCGAAGCGGCCGGCGGCGAACGCGAACGCCGGTGGCGGCCAGTCCGGCGGCCAGTCGTCGGCCAGCGCGGCGAAGCGCCGGCCGAACGCTCCTAGTCCCGCGACGACGTGAGCGTCTCGACCCCCGAGCAGCAGCAGTCGGCCCTCCTGCTGGCCGGTGCCGCGGACTACGCCGGCCAGCAGGCGGCGGCCCAGGCCGCCCTGCTCTCGTCGGTGCTCGCGTTGTGGGCCACGGTCGACCTGAGCAACGTGATCGCGTCGTGGAAGTCCGGGGTCGGCGAGAAGATCTACGTCCTGGTGTCGATGCTTCAGCAACTCGTCGCGCAGGAGGCGTCGGCCTACGTCCGCCAGCAGTTGCTCCAGCAGGGCCTGACCTACACCGGCCCGAGCGTCGTGCCGGGCAACTTCGCGGGGATCGCCTCGGACGGGCGGGATCTGGAGTCGCTGCTGGCCGGTGCGGTGGTCGCGGTGCGCGAGGCCGAGCGCGAGGGCCTGTCCGACGAGGTCGCGGCGCAGCGCGGCGAGAACTTCCTGCGGCTGGTCATCTCGACGCAGATCGCGGACGCCGGCCGGGCCGCCGAGGGCGTGGCGATCACGGTGGCCGCGCCGGTGGACGCGGCGACCGGCAAGAAGGCACCGCCGCTGGGCTGGATCCGCGTGCTGAACCCGCCGTCGTGCGGGCGGTGCGTCGCGCTGGCCGGGAAGTGGTTCGCCTGGAACACGGGCTTCCAACGCCACCCGATGTGCTTCCCGGCCGGCGTCGAGGTGTCCGGCCCGGCGACGCTAGCGGCCACGCGGAGGTGGTACAAGGGCGAACTCGTCACCATCCGCACCGCCAGCGGCAAGAATCTGCCCGTTACCGCCAATCACCCGATACTGACCGATCGTGGATGGATTCCGGCGAATCTCCTCCAGCCAGGCGATCACCTCGTCCGCAGCCTTCTTGGTCAGGGCGCTACGCCCCTCGTAGTCCCACACGAACGCCAGGTTCCAGCCAAGATCGAGGATCTCGCGGGTCCGCACGGCGTGGCTACGTTTCGCGGAGTGCCAACCACCCCCCAGGATTTCCACGGCGACGGGGGCGACGGCGAGGTCGACGTTGTACTTGCCGATCGCTTTTTGAGGCGTGGTTTCGACGCCTCGCTGTTTCAGCCAGACGCCGAACTTGCGCTCGCCTTCCGAGTCGTGGCCGCCGCGCTGCTCTCGTCGAACCGCCCTTTCGATCAGCCGTTGCGGCGAGTGCTTCACGCCGCGCACCGCATCGTGCGCGGCGGTGACCTGGAGGGCGCGCTCGGCGTCCGTCATCCTGGCCGCTCGGTTTATCCCGGCGGCCGAACGGCCGCGGATCTGAACGTCCTGCTTCATCAGGCTGCGGCGGATGACCGGGCGGCTGACCTCGTAGGCCCGAGCCAGGGCCAGTTCGCTTTCGCCGGAGGCGTACCTTCGCGCGACTTCAGCGTGAGGGATGGAGATCTCGCGACGCGGTGGGATGCCCCGGCGGAGCCGTTCACGATTGAAGGCGCTGCTGGATATGCCGGTCGCGGCAAGGATCTGCGCGAACGGCTCGCCGACCAGGTAGCGCTCGATCGAATCGTCGATGTGAGCCGGGTCGAATGGTCGGGTCACGTTTACAACCTCACATCCGCCGAAGGGTGGTTCTCTGCCAACGGAGTGATTGTAAGCAATTGCGACTGCGTGCAATTGCCCGCGACCCTGGCGAATTCGGACGGGATCCTGACGGACCCGGACCTCTACTTCAAGTCGCTGACGCCGGCCGAGCAGGACAAGTACTTCGGCAAGGCGCAGGCGCAGGCGATCCGGGACGGCGGCGCGATCGACCGCGTCGTGAACGCGGCCCGGACGAAGGATTCCGTCTATACCGCGGACGACGGGAAGCGCTACACCTACGAGTTGAGCCGCAAGAACGGTGGTTACGGGAACCGTTCCGACGGCGTGCGCCGGCCGACCCCCGGCCAGATCTATGACGACGCCCACGGCGACCAGCAGGCCGCCGTGGAGGCCCTGCGCCGTTTCGGGTACATCACCGGACCTGCTGCTTGATCAGTGCGCTATATTTCCTATTGACAGGGCGTGATGCCCGCAGCAAGGACGGCGTGACGCCGTCGGAGACCGGATGGCGCGAGGCCATCGAACCCAGGGAGAAGCGCATGCCGCAGTTCTTGCTCGAACCGCTCGGATTTCGCGAAGACGGACGCCCGTTCTGGGCGCTGTCCGGAGCGGAGGACGACGACGACAAGGGCGACGGGGACGACAAGGACGACGACGCCGACAAGGGCGACGCGGACGAGAAGGATCCCGTCAAGAAGTTGCAGAAGGCTCTGAACGAGGAGCGCCAGAACGTCAAGGCGGCCCGGGACGAACTTCGCGGCTACAAGGTGGCAACGCGCGAGGTCGGCATCACGGGCCTGGACCAGTTGAAAGAGCACCTGGCGAAGGGCGCGTCGAGCGCCGGCAAGCCCGCAGGGGACCAGCAGCCGTCGGTCGACCTTGCGAAGATCACCAAGGATGCGGAGACGAAGGCTTCGGCCAAGTACTCCCGCGAACTGGCGCTCTCCAAGGTGGAAGCCCTGGCGACGAAGCAATTCCTGGACCCGAGCGACGTGGTGTCGTACTTCCGTGACTCCGCCGACGATTTCGTCGGGGACGACGGGAAGCCGGACGCCAAGCACATCGCTCGCGAACTGGAGTCCCTGAAGGTCGCGAAACCTCACTGGGTGGCCCCGTCGGCCGGGACCGGTAAGTCGACCGACTTCGAGTTGGGCGCTCGCAAGGGCGCTACGGCCCCGAAGTCGTTCGATGCAGAACTCCGTCGCATCAGCGCCTTGAAGCGTGGCGGCGGAACTATCTAGCGGCCCTCCAGATGGGGGTCGCGTGACCTCCACTGGAGATGCAGTGAACTACCCGAAGCCCCTGGGGTTTCGCTCCGACGGGCGGCCGATTCACGGCTTCGCCGGTGGAGCGTTCGACTCCCTCACCACCCGCAGCGACGTCCAGGCCCTGATCCCCGAGCAGGTCAGCGGCGAGATGCTGGGCAAGGCCACCGAAGCGTCGGCCGTCATGCAGTACTTTCGGCCCATCCCCGTCCGCGGAAACGCCCTGCGCTTCCCCATCCTGACGGCTCTGCCGATCGCGTACTGGGTCAGCGGTGACACCGGCCTGAAGCAGACCACCGAACTCGGGTGGAGCAACAAGTACCTGACGATCGAAGAGATCGCCACGATCATGCCCGTCGCGGACAACGTGATGGAAGACGTCTCGGTCAACATCTGGGACGAGGCCCAGCCCCTGATCGTCGAGGCCATGGCCCGCGTCCTGGACACCGCCGTGTTCTTCGGCGCGAACGCCCCCTCGTCCTTCCCGACGAACATCGTGGCCGCTGCGGCTGCCGCGGGCAACTTCGTCAACGTGGGCACCAACTCCACGGCGGCGGGTGGCTTCATGGGCGACCTGGACGGCCTGATCAGCGTCGTCGAGCAGGACGGCTACGACATCACCGGCTACATCAGCCCGATCACGACCCGGGCCCGGTTCCGCTCGGCCCGTGACACCCAGGGCCGCAAGTTGGACGTCGGCCGCGTGGCCGGCAACCTGGGCGCGGTCGACGGCGTCCCGATCGCCTACCCGATGCGCGGCCTCTGGCCCGTCTCGGCCGGCGCGGGCGTGAACGGCGTGGCCCTGATCGGCGGCCAGTGGGACCAGTTCGTGATCGGCGTCAAGCAGGGGATCGAGTTCAAGTTGATCACCGACGGCGTCATCACCGACGACGAGGGCAACATCGTCTACAACCTGCCGCAGCAGGATATGCAGGCCATCCGCCTGAAGTTCCGGATCGGCTGGCAGGTCGCCAACACGATCAACAACGACAACCCGGACGCCACCACGCGTTACCCGGTTGGCTACCTGAAGACGGTTGGTGCCTGAGACATGCCCATGCAGAAGGTTTCTTCCGCCGACGCCGCGCCGGTCGGCGCGACCGCGAACGGCAACACCATCATCGAGGCCCCGTTCACGGGCACGGTGGTCGGTGTGACCTACACGCCGGTCGCGGCGGTCACCGGCGCGGCGTCGACCGCCAGCCGGACGATCAGCGTCATCAACCACGCCCAGGACGGCTCGGGCGCGGTCAGCGTCGCCAGCCTGGCCCTGGTCGTCGGCGTCAACCTGGTCGCCTTCGACGAGAAGGCGCTCACGCTCTCCGGCACGGCCGCGAACCTGGCGGTCAACCAGGGCGACATCCTGTCCTTCAACAGCCTCGCCGTCACGTCCGCCACTGGCCTGGCGGACCCGGGCGGCAAGGTCGAGATCACGTTTGCGAGGAACAACTGATGGCCACTGCCCGTACCCCGAAGCCCGACGCGCCGGCCGACGGTGTGACGGCGAACGGCCCTGACGTCTCCGACGTCCAGGTCATTTCGCACGCTCAGCCTCAGGTCAACGAGAAGGTCACCGGCATGATCTCGACGAACCCGCCGCGCGGGGTCGACGAACTGCCGTCCGACCACATCGCCGACGAGCCTTCTGCCGCCGCGACCCAGTCGCACGTGCACAAGATCATCGACGAAGAGACCGCTCGCGGTTACCGCGGCGAGCGCAAGAGCAAGCCCGTCCCGAACAAGAACTACACGCTCGCGGGCGTGAACGCTGGCCTCCCGACCCCGGAGACCGTCGTTCACACTCCCGTCAGCGAGTAGTCCACCGATCCGAGAGGGCGCGCCGTGTCGTTCAACGTCAGCACCGATGACATTGAGTCGATGTGGCGCGCCCTCGACGACGACGAGTCGGACGTCGCCGATGTCCGACTCGCCCAGGCCGCCTCGAAACTGCGCATCCTGCGCCCGAAACTGGATCCGTTCCTGGCCGCGATGCCAATCAGCACGGCCCTCCAGATCCAGGCGAAGGCCGACGTCCAGTCGGCCATCACGGTCGCGTTGTGCGAGGCCGTGATCCGCTTCATGCGCAACCCCGACGTCAACGTCGAGCAGGAGATCCAGGCCGACGGCTCGATCACGGTCCGGTTCGACACGAAAGCGGGCTCGGGGATCTACATCGACGAGAACGACCTGACCGCGATCGACGCGGCCGTGCTCGTCTCCGAAGGCTTCATCCCGACGAGAGTCCGCTCTCAGCAACTGATCACGTCGTTCCCGTACCGGCGCACGCCGTGGCCGTGGACCTCTTAGGAGTAAAGCAGTGACTCACGAAGTGGCCCCGTCAGGGGACCTCAGCATCTTCAAGATCCCCTCGCCGATCGTCCGGCCCGGGATCCGCACCGTCGCCGACGCGATCCACTACGGTGGCGGCGCGAAGGGGTCGCGGCGCGGCATCTCGCTGGCCCTGCTGCGCGGCGGCCTACGCCGCCGGCTGGACTGGCAGGACGCGAACGCGGAGAACTTCGAGCGCTCCCTCGCCGCCCAGGCCGCCGTGGAGGACGCGAACCGGGGTGGGGCCGTCGCGATCGTCGGCCACCTGTGGCTGGCCACCCTCGACCGGTTCGGCCAGCGCCAAGACCTCGGCCTTGCCGGGTGCCGGGTCGTCACCACGGCCGGCGTCGGGTACATCGTCGACGCGTTCCAGAACCTCGTCGAGATGGAGAACCTGAAGTTCCACGGGGTCGGGACGGGCACCACGGCGGAGGCCAGCAGCCAGACCGCTCTCGTTACCGAACTGACCACCCAGTACGCGACGTCGAGCACCCGGCCCACCGGTTCGGTCGGCGAGCAGTCGGGTAACGCGAACGTCTACGAGACCGCCGCGACGATCACCGTCTCGACTGCGGTCGCGCTGACCGAGCACGGCATCTTCAGCCAGGCGGCCACCGGCGGCGGCGTCATGCTCGACCGCACCGTCTTCGCCGCGGTCAACCTGAACAGCGGCGAGTCGCTCCAGGCCACGTACGACTTCACGGTGACCGCCGGAAGTTGATCGTAAAGTGCACGTTGGGAGGACGTTTCGATCCGAGTGGAGGTGAACTGTGACCGGTACTGACATCATGCCCACCGGCACGGTCGACACCTTCACCGGGACGAACGGCGCGGCCTGGAACTCGACCAACTGGACGCAGTCGTTCAACTCAGGCTCCGGCTCGACCCTCCAGATCCAGTCGAACACCGGCGCGCTGATCATGGCGGCCACGGCGTTCAACCGGACGTCGGCCGCGCTGAAGGCCGCGTCCCGCTCGGGTCAGGAGATCGTCTTCGACTGGATCGTCCCCGTGGCGAGCAGCATGTTCCCGCAGGCGTGGGTCCGGGCGAACAGCGCGATCGACGGCGGGTCCGGTTACTACTTCGCGTTCAATGCCTCGGACCAGACCGTTGGTTATTCGACGACGACCAACACGTATAACGGCATCGACCTGGTCACTTACACCCACGGTTTCACGGCCGGCCAGGCCGTGACGAGCCGGATCGCGGTCTTCACGGTCGGTGCGTCGACCACGCTGAAGATGCGCACCTGGCTGACGGCGAACAGCGAGCCGACGTCGTCGTGGCAGATCAACACCACCGACACCCACGTGCCGGGCAACGGCATCATCGGCGTGACCGCGTCGTCCGGCTCGTCGGGCGCGAAGACCCTGACGATCGACAACTTCGACGCCCACGACACGGAGACGCCGAGCCAGGCCACGCTGACGGCCGCCGGGAGCATCGCGCCGTCCGGCACGCTGACGAAGGTGGTCATCAAGAAGTTCGCGGGGAGCACGACGCCGAGCGGCGCAGCGGTGGCCCGCCGGGTCGTGGTCCGGGCATTTTCCGGTGCGATCGCTCCGGCTGGCGCGCTGGTTAAGGCGGTGCCGAAAGTGTTCGCGGGCAGCGTCACGCCCGGCGGGTCGCTGACCAAGGTACCGCGGAAGGTCTTCAGCGGCGCGATCGCCCCGACCGCGACGCTGCTGCGACAGGCCCGGAAGCGATTCTCCGGCAGCATCGCGCCGGTCGGCGTGCTCGTCCAGGCCAATATCGGCCGGGTGTTCGGCCGGCCGGGCGTCATCGCGATGCAACTGCTCCAGCGGGCGACCGTCACCATTCGACAGCGGAGGGACTGATGGTCTACTTCCCGACCTACGTCGGCCAGCGGGTGCTCATCGAGACGATCTTCCGGCTGAACGGCGTGCCGACCGACCCGACGATCGTCAAGGTCACGTCCGGCAGCCCGAGCGGTGTCGTCTCGACGGTGACCTACCCCGACGATACGTACATCCGGCGCGACACCGGCGCGTACGAGGCGAGCATCCTCGTCGACGCGCCGGGCCAGTGGATTTTCCGCGCCGAGGGCGCGGGAGTGGTGGACACCGTCAACGAGGTCATCGTCGACGTCGTGGACTCCGGAATCGGAACGATGTAGAGGTGGAAACGATGGCGGCAGTAGGCAAGAGCGAGGCCAAGACCGGTTACAACGAGGTCGAGGCCGACTGCATGAGCGACGCTCCGCCGGAGCGGACCTACGAAGAGGCGATCTCTCCCCGCCACCGTGAGTTCCTCGCCGGCCGGGGCATCATCGTGGGCGAGGCTCCGAAGAAGTGAGCATCCCGTCGATCGTGGCAGCGGGGCGGCGTCTCATCGCCACCACGCTGCTCGACCGATGCCGGATTCAGGACCGCGCGGTGACCCGGGACTCGACCGGCGGTAAGTCGGAGGTCTTCACCGAGCGCGGCGCGGACCTGAATTGCCGCTTCGTCCAGCCGAAGGACAACGACCCGGCGATCGAACTGGGATCGGTGTTCGGCCGGATCGAGATGATCCTGGAGGTCGCCATCGGCACCGACGACTTCAGCGAGGGCGACCGGGTCCGCAACGTGACCCAGGACGGCCTGTGGAGGATCGTCCGCAACATCACCCCGCCGTCCACCATCGCGACGGTGGGCCGCTACGGGATCGCGCAGGAGGTGATCTGAATGGGCTGGACCGTGAAGTTCAATCACCTCGGCGCGGTCGCCGAAGCGCTGCCGCAGCGGATCAACAAGGAAGTCCAGGACGTCGCCGACGCGATGGCCCTGGAGTTGAAAAGCACGCTGTGGGTCGACACCGGGATGATCCGGCGCGTCACGACGAGCAAGGACGACAACGTGATGCACGCGCAGGTCGACATCGGCTACAACCGCGGACACGGCTTCTACTCGCGTTTCAACGAGTGGGGCACGATCAAGCAGGCGGCCCGCCCGATCGTCGGGCCGACGGCCGAGCGGTTCCGGCCCCGGTACGAGCAGGAGATGGCCCAGTCCGTCTCCGAGGCGTGTGACGCCCAGTGATCGAGACGATCGAACTCGTCGAGCCCTGGATCGACGCGGTGCTCACCGGCGACGCGACGCTCGTCGACCTGGTCGGTGGCGTCGACTCGATCAGCGGGACGCTCTCGGCGATCCCGCTGGAGCCGCCCTACGTCACCTACCTGATGCAGTCGACGTCCGACACGATCACCGGGGCCGGTGGCGACCGGATCGGCGTCGAGTCGCTCTACGTCGTGAAAGCCGTGGCCGCTTCGGGATCATGGAATGATGTGAGCACCATCGCGGCCCGGCTGGACGTGCTGCTGCATCTGCCGAACACGGTCGTCACGCTCGCCGGTGGCTCCCTGTCCAGCATTCGCGAGCGGATCATCCAGTATCCCGAGGTCGACGAAGGCGTGCAGTACCGCCATCTCGGCGCGCAATACCGTATCCGTGCGAGCGCAGGAGCGCAGTCATGAACCGAAAGACGTATGCGGGCGGTGCGGCCCTCGCCGTGGCTGCCCTGCTGGTCGGGACCACGGCGTTCGCGGACGGGAGCCCGTCGACCGTAGCGACCTCGTCGGTCATCGCCTCGCCGAACCAGCAGCAGGCCCTGGACGCGAACCAGACGGTCCAGAACTACATCCTCCAGCACCCGGACGTCACGGTCGGCCCGACGCCGTCAGACACGCCCACCACGGTCCCGCCGACCACGGTCATCCCGACGACCGACGGGCCGACCGTCTCTCCGACGACGGACGCGCCGACGACCGTCCCGCCCACCACCGTGGCCCCCACCACGGTCGCTCCGACCACCATCCCGCCGACCACGCAGCCGGCCAGCGCCTTCGCCAGCGGCGAGCCGTGGTCGTCCGGGGCCTACACCGATCTGGACGCCTCGCAGGCCGTCTCGTTCGCGTCGGCCCGCGGACGGGCGCTGGACAACATCAGCGTCTTCCCGCAGCGCGACTCCTGGACGACGCTGAACAACGCCTGGTACCTGAGCAGCAGTGCGATCCCAGCCGGCTTCACCGGCGACATCCTGATCGCGATGCCGCTGTGGCCGCAGAACGGCGCAGTCGGCACCGACTACACCGCTCAATGGAAGACGTTCGCCACGCAGGTGGCCGCCGTGGACCCGGCGGCCATCATCCGGCTCGGGTGGGAGAACAACATCCCGGGCAACTACTGGGCCGTGACGAGCGGGAACCAGTCGGCCTGGATTGCGGCGTTCAACCGTGACGTGGTCGCGATGCACGCCGTCGCGCCGGGCCTGCGGATCGCCTACAACACCAACGCCGGGGCCGACCAGACCTCGGGCAACTCGCGCACCGTGTTCCAGGCCGTCAAGGCGAACGTGTGGTCGTACGGGATCGACCTGTACGACTGGTTCCCCGGCGACACGACCGGTGCGATGAAGTTGGGCGGAACGAACTTCCTCCAGGACGCCCTGAATTACGCGGTGGCCAACGGGAAGTTGTTCTCGATCCCCGAGTGGGGCGTCTCCTGCAACACCGGCTCGGCCTGCTCGGCCGGCACGCAGGGCGGCGGCGACAACAAGTTGTTCATCCACGAGGTGCTCGCGTTCCTGGGCACCAACCGGGCGAACGTCGCGTTCGAGTCCTACTTCAACGAGACGCAGGCGTACATCGGCTCCGCGCTGTCGCTGAACCCGAATTCGTCCCTCCAGTACAAGAACGACCTGGCCACCCTGGCCGCGTCGGTACACTGATCGGTAAGTCTCACCAGAAGGGAGCCCGGCCATGGCCGAGCGTTCAAGCATCACCCAGGCCGTCCAGATTGGCTTAGAAACCACCTCTGGAACGGCCGTCGCGGCCAATAAGCGGCTGGGCTCCATGGGCTTCGAGATCGGCCCGAGCATCGACGTCAACGCCCTTCAGCCCGACGGGCAGAAGTACGCGAACGCGCAGATCCTCGGGAAGGAGTGGGTCGAGGGCAAGTTGTCCGGCATGCCGGTGTACACCGAACTGCCGTACGCCCTTTCGTCGGTCATCAACTCGGCGACCGTGACGACGATCCTCGACTCCTCGACCCCGACCGGCGCGTCGAAGTGGGTGTTCGATTCGAGCACGTTCAACGACGACACCCCGAAGACCTACACGATCGAGCAGGGGTCGTCGTTCCGGGCGCACCGCGCGACCGGGCTGATCATCCCCGAGTACACCTGGAAGTGGTCGCGCGACGAGATTCAACTCGGCGGCAAGATCATGGCCAAGTCGCTCGCCGACGGCATCACGCTAACGTCGAGCCCGACCCTGCTGCCGCAGATCCCGGTCCGGCCCAGCGAATTGTCGTTCTACATGGACCCGACCTCGTCGGCGCTGGGCACCACGAAGATGCTGCGCACCCTGAAGGGCGAGATGAGCATCGCGGACCGTTTCGACGCGCTCTGGGTCGTCGACGCCGCGCAGTCGTCCTACGTCGCGACGATCGAGACGCTGCCGAAGATCGAGTGGAAGGTGACGCAGGAGGCCGACGAGCAGGGCATGGCCAGCCTGCTCGCGATGCGGGCCGGCGGCACCACGTTCATGCGCCTGGAGGCGGTGGGCCCGAACATCTACACCGGCACCGGCGGCACGCCAGTCATCGCCAACCACAAGGTCACGCTGGACCTGGCCGGCCAGGTGTCGGACGTCTCGACCCTGTCCGACGAGGACGGCGTGTTCGGTATCGAGTGGACGTTCAGCGCGACGTACGACCCGACCTGGGGCAAGGCGTACCACGCGGAGGTCGTCACCTCGACGGCTACTCTCTGATCATCACTTCCTAGTCGGCAGGGAACGAAATGCGCATCAGCGAGGCTCTGGCAGAGGAAAAAACCCTCACGATCCCCTTCGGCGAGTCGGTACTGACCATTCAGTACCGGCCGCCGTCGTGGACGATCGAAGAGGTCGACGGCATGCAGAACGACGAGGGGACCAAGAAGACGGAGCGTCTCGTCGAGATGATCCAGCGGGTCATCGTCGGCTGGGACCTGACCGACGACTCCGGCGAACTGGTCGACTGCACGGAACCGGCGGCCATCCGAAAGATCCCGATCACGATCCTGAACAAGATCACGAAGGCGATCCGGGAGGACAACGGCCCGGGGGAAGCCTGAAGGCTCTACGTCGCTGGAAGGCGACGGAGGGCCTGCTGGGTGAAGTACCGCCCTGGTACTCGCTCATCCAGGCGTCGCGCTATCTCGGCGTGCCGCCCTGGGAACTGGCGCAGAAGCCGATCGTCTGGATGCGCTGGGCACTCGCAGCACAGTCCGTCGAAAATTCCGGCGGCGTAACAAGAACGAAGGTGTGAAGTGCCCACGGTCGCCGAACTCGACGTTCAGATCAACGCGACGGACGACGCGACCGAGACGATCGAACGGTTGGACGCCCTCCTCAAATCGCTTGAGGAGGGCGAAACCGACGTCGTCATCGACGCCGACGCGACCGAGGCCGAAGAGGCCGTCGACGAACTGAAGGAGAACCTCGCCAGTCTGGGCGATGCCGACGTCGAGATCGACCTGGACGACGCGGAGGCCGAGCAGAAGATCGCCGATCTGAGCGCGGAACTCGACGCGCTGGCCGACGAAGAGGTCGACGTCGACCTGAATACCGCCGACGCCAGCGCGGCCATCGGTGAGATGCAGGCCGAACTCGAAGCGATCCCCGACGAGGTCGTCACGGTCGAGGTGCAGGCCGACGCGGCCGGCGCGATCGCTGGCCTGGAAGCGGAACTGGCCGCGATCCCCGACGAGACCGTCAACATCAAGGTGGACGTCGACGGCGCGGGCGTTGCCGCCGCCGAGGAGGGCATCACCGCGCTCGGAACGGCCGCGGACAATGCCGCCCAGGACATGGAAAGCCTGGCCACCGATTCCGAGGACGCGGACAAGAACGTCGGCAACGCGGGAAACAGCGCGAACACGGCCAGTCACGGCATGGGAGCGTTGCTGACGACGGTGCTCGCGCTGGGCCCGGCCTTGATCCCGATCGGCGCGGTGGCCGCAGCCGGCATCACCGCGACGGCCGGGGCGCTCACCACGGCGGGGATCGCGGCCGGCGCGTTCGGCGCGGTGGCCTTCACCGTGTTCCAGCCCGTGAGTCAGGCGCTGGGCAGCATGAAGACGGCGCAGGAGGCGTACAACGACGCGACCACCGACACCGCTCGCGATCAGGCTCTGAAGAACCTGAAGTCGATCATGGACAACCTCTCGCCGTCGGTGGCCGGCGTCGTGACAGCCGTCCTGAATTTCAAGCAGGCGTGGACCGACTTCGCCCAGCAGTTCCAGCCGCAGATCTTCCAGATGGCCACCGACGGCCTGAACGCCCTGACCGGCCTGCTGCCTTCGCTCGCGCCGATCGTGCAGGGCGCGGCGGACGCGTTCCAGAATCTCGAACGACAAGCCATCGCCGCGCTTCAGGGCACGTTCTGGCAGCAGTTCATTGACCTTATGGGGCAGCAGGCCGAACCGACCCTGACCGGCCTCGGCACCGCGATCGGTAACCTGATCAAGGGTTTCGCCGGCATCGTCGAGGCGTTCATGCCGCTGACCACATCGCTCATCTCCGGCCTCGACAATCTGACCGCGTCGTTCGCGGCCTGGGGCACCGGCCTGAGCAGTAACACCGCGTTCCAGTCCTTCGTGCAGTACGTGCGCGAGCAGACGCCGAGCGTCCTGAACCTGCTCGGATCGTTCGTGACCGCGCTGGTCAACCTGTCAATCGCGCTGGCCCCGCTCGGTTCAGCCATCGTCGCCGTCGTTACGGCCGGACTCAACATGATCTCCTGGCTGAGCGAGAACGACCCGTTGCTGGTCCTGTTCATCGGTTCGGCCATCTCACTGTACGCAGCCGTCTCGCCGCTCGTCCCGCTCATCACCGGCCTCGGAACCGCAGTGGAACTGCTGGCCGGCTTCCTCGGCCTGGTCGACGGTGAGGTCGGCTTCCTCGAAGCGGCCATGGCCCTGCTCGCGTCGCCGTTCGTCATCGTCACGGCAGCGGTAATCGCGGCTGGTGCGGCATTCATCTACGCCTACGACCATTTCAAGACCTTCCATGACCTCGTCAACCAGGTCGCGGGCGACCTCGCCGACTTCGCGACGGACGTCTACAACGCGGTGGTCGACGGGCTCCAGAACGTCGCCGACTGGCTGACGTCGACGTTCGGACCGGCCATCTCGGACGTGGTCGACTTCGTGACCGACGAGTTCGACCAGATCCGCGACTGGGCCACCGACAACAAGGGCCAGTTCGAGGAAGCCTGGGACAACATCAAGAACGTCATCTCGAACGCCTGGGACGTCGTAACGGGCGTCTTTCAGACCGCGATGGGCATCATCACCGGACTCTGGAATGCGTTCTGGCCCGCGCTGTCCGGCGTCGTGCAGGCGGCGTGGGACCTGATCCAGGGCACCGTCCAGGCCGCCGTGGACGTGATCGAGGGGATCATCGACATCGGCCTGGGCATCATCAACGGGAACTGGAGCGACGTCTGGAACGGCTTGCAGAGCATCGCTTCCGGCGTGTGGGCCGAGATCCAGGGGTCGGTCCAGGCCGGCTGGGACCTGATCACCGGCATCTTCGACTCGGCCGGCGCGATCCTGTCGGACGCCTGGAACATCGCCTGGACCGCACTGAAAGGCGCTGTCGCACTAGGGATCGGCGAGGTCGTCGACCTGTTCGTCGACTTCCCGAGCAAGATCGTTTCGGCGATCGGCGACGCCGCGCAATGGCTGCTGAAGATCGGTGGCGACATCATCGCCGGCCTAGTCAACGGGATCACCGACGCGACCCCGACCGTGGTGGCCTGGTTCGTCGCGCTGCCCGGGCAGATCCTGACTTGGGCCGGGGATGCGACCCAATGGCTGCTGCAAAAGGGCGAGGACATGCTCTCCGGGCTGCTGACCGGGGCCACGACCGGCTCGACGAGCCTCGCGACGTGGCTGGCCGGCCTGCCCGCCCTGGTCCTGAACTGGATCGGCGACGCGGGTCTGTGGCTTGTCGCTGAGGGGGTGTCGATGGTGACCGGCCTCCTGACCGGCGCGGTGCAGGAGGGCCAGGTCGTCGGGGCCTGGTTCGCGACGCTTCCGGCACAGATCGCAGGATGGGCCGGGGACGCCTCGCAGTGGCTGTTCCAGCAGGGCCAGGACATGATCGCGGGCTTCCTGATCAGCGCGGTCCAGCGCGGGGCCGACATCGCCACCTGGGCCGCCGGGCTGCCAGCGCAGATCCGCGGCTGGGCCGGCGACGCGACCACCTGGCTTCAGAACAGCGCGCTTCAGATGGTGACCGGTTTCCTGACGATGCTGGTCCAGGACGAGCCGCAGATCCAGGCGTGGTTCATCGGGCTGCCGGCGCTGATCCAGGGCTGGATCGGCGACGCCTCGCAGTGGCTGATCGCGAACGGCGGGGCGCTGATCCAGGGCTTCATCAACGGCCTGGTCAACTACGCGCCGCAGATCGCCATCGCGCTGCTGATCATCCCGGCCATCGTCACGGCCGCCGTGGTGGGCATTCCGCTGCTGCTGGTCGCCGTCGGCGCGGCCCTCATCACGGGCTTCATCGAAGGCATCGTGAACGCGATCCCCGGCCTCGGCCCGGCCCTGGACCAGATCGGCACGCTGATTCTCGCGCAGGTCACCGCGTGGATCGCCGACGTCACGGGCGGCATGACGCAGATCGCCTCGGTGATCCTGACCGGCTGGACGGCGATCGGATCGACGATCGGCACCGCGATGGCCGGAATCCAGGTCGCCATCCAGACTGCCTGGGCCCTGATCACCGCCACCATCACGGCCGACATGGCCACGCTTCAGGCCCTGATCACAGCCGGCTGGACCGCGATCCAGACCGCGACGTCGACGGCCTGGTCGGCCATCCAGACCGCGATCAGCACGGCGTGGGCTCTGATCACCAGCACCATCACCGCCGACATGGCCAGCGCGCAATCAGTCATGTCGGCCGGCTGGACCGCGATCCAGACCGCGACGACCACAGCCTGGTCGGCGATCTCCACCGCGATCAGCACGGCGTGGGCGCTCATCACGAGCACGATCAGCGCGGACATGGCCAGCGTCCAGAGCACGATGTCCTCGGGCTGGTCGGCGATCCAGTCGGCCACGACATCGGCCTGGTCAGCGATCACCAGCGCGATCTCGTCGGCCTGGGCCACGATCAAGTCAGACGTGACCAGCGCGATGAGCAGCATCTCCAGCAGCATCTCGTCCGGCTGGAGCACGATCGAGTCGGCCGTGAAGTCGGCCATGACCAACATCGCGAGCGCCGTCTCGTCCGGCTTCGCCACGGTGGTCAGCGACGTCCGCAGCGGAATGTCCAACGCGCTGTCCGCGGTGACCAGCGTGGCCGGGGACTTCCTGTCCGCTGGGGAGTCGCTGATGAGCAACCTGGCGCAGGGCATCCTGAACGGGATCGGCAACGCCGTGGACGCCGTCAAGAACGCGGTGTCGAGCCTGACGTCGCTGCTGCCCGGCTCCCCGGCGGAGACCGGGCCCCTGTCGGGCCAGGGCTGGACGCAGATTCGTGGCCAGCACTTCAGCGAGGACCTGGCGGCCGGTATCTCCAGCGGGAGCGCCGAGGTCGAGTCCGCGGCGAACGACATCGCGGACCTGATGACGCTGCAACTGAACGGCTCGGCCGCCTTCGACGCGATCGCCAACGGTGGCTTCGGTGGCGCGTCGGCCAGCGGCGGGGCCTCACCCATTAGCATTCAGGTAGCCTCCGGCGCGGTGCAGGTGGCCGTCGGTGACAACGCGAACATGGACGACGTCGAGGCAGCAGTTTCCAACGCTGGCGATTCGCTGGCCGAGAAGTTGCTCAACTCGATCCAGCGGAGGTAGGACGCGTGGCCACCAAGATCACCAGCGGCAACCACGGCGATTCCCTCCAGGGCTCCCCCGAGAAGCGGCTCGACCTCGCCCCCGACGGTTCGCTCTGGGCCTGCCTCGTCACGCAAGGCGGCCCGGGGACGGCGAAGTTCTACCGCTCGGCCGACGGCGGCGCGACGTGGCTCTACGCCGCCACGAGCGACGTCTCGCTGGAGCAGTCGTCCGCGGTGCCGTCGTTCTTCATCGACGCCGACGGCTATGCCCACGTCTCCTGGATCGAGTGGAACAACAACCCGCAGGTCGTGAAGTACGCGCGGGGCACGCCGACCGGCACCAACACGACGTCGCCCGGCTGGTCGTGGCAGACGCTGACGATCTCCCCGGCGAGCGGGCGGACCGGCGTCGACTCCGACGTGATCGCGTTCCGCAACGGCACCGGCTGGGTCGCCTTCGTCGAGTGGACCGGCGGCCCCTCGGGTGGCTCGCAGGTCGCCCGCGTGACGATCTCCTCCAACGGCGTGCTGGCGGTCGGCGCGACCACCACCGGGCCCAGCACGGGCCTGCTGGCCTACCAGTACGGCACCCTGGAGTTCGCCCACACCGGCGACGGCAAGACCCCCTCGGGCGCGCCACACCTCTTCTACGCCACCGGCGTTCAGGGGACCAGCGCGGCCGTCGTCGTCCAGAAGGCGGCCT